GCAATCGCTTTGCGTCGATTGCCACAAAGGCAAATGGGCGGATGATCGGCGCGGATACAGTTGCGAGATTGACAATTCCGGCCTTCCAGTTGACCCGCGCCATCCGTTCAACCGAGGCGCCCGTGCCTGATATTAGCCATCGGCTAGACGGCCAAGTCAGTGTTCTGAAGATGCCGGCGCTGAACGAGCTGACGATGCAGTCGTCGCCTGGTCGGCGGATCGTCATCCACCTCGATACGGGCGAGGTCGACCTTTGCGGGCTTGAGCCTAGCGAGGGCGCTCGCCTCTTCTGGGAGATGGTCAGGCTTCAGTTCAGCGGACCTCTGACGGCGGACCGGCAGCAGGCGAGCTGAGGGAAGGGCAAGCCCGGTCCGCTCCGGCGAACCCTTCCCGTTTATCCGAGATGCGGACCCTACGGGGCGAGCATGGCGCGAAAGGCAAGCATCTGGCCCACGGAGGCTGAAAGGCCTCCACTTTCCTCTGGCGTCAACCAGGGGGGACCAGGCGCCGATGCCCGGTCATACGCCAGCCTGATCTATCGCCGTACGGACAAAGGGGCCGGGGGGGATGTTTCGAAAAAACAGTCGCCCGAACGTTCCGGCGCGGGGTCCCTTTCGCGTTAACGCCCGAGGGTTGCGATGGGTCCTTCCCCCAACCCACGGAAACTCGGCCTAAATCTGGCCTGTCGGGCCCCAACCGCCACCGCAACGAGGCTAACCCCTTTGACCACAAGCGAACAATGGCCGGCCGACCAGGTTGAACGCCGCCCGCTTGCCGGGCTGATCCCGGCCGCCCGCAATGCGCGGACCCATTCGGACGCCCAAATTGACCAGATTGCGGCGTCAATTAAGGAATGGGGCTGGACGATGCCGCTCCTCGTCGATGAGGAGGGGAACATCATCGCCGGCCACGGGCGAGTGCTGGCTGCGGCCCGGCTGGGGATCGAAGACGTCCCGGTCATGGTCGCTCGCGGCTGGTCGGACGCGCAGAAGCGGGCCTACCTGATCGCCGACAACAAGCTCGCCCTCAACGCCGGGTGGGATGAAACCCTCCTCCGCCTTGAGATCGGTGACCTTGGGGTGGCGGGGTTTGACATCACGCGGATGGGCTTTTCGGTGGAAGAGCTGACAAAGCTTTCCGCTTCCGGAGCGCCGCCGGAGGAGTTCGCCGAATACGGTGAAGATATCCCGACCGAGCATCAATGTCCGAAGTGCGGCTTCGTCTGGAGCGGCGCTTCCGGGATGCGGCGCAGTGAAGCCGCTTGACGTCAGGCGGGCGCCGATCCCGCCGGAATGGACGTTCCGCAGCCCAGAACTTGCGGGAGCGTTCGACCGGCACGTCCGTGAGCAGTTGCCGTGGTATGACCTTGCGACCGGCGCAGTCGCCCACTTCGCCCGGCACTATGTCCCGCAAGATGGCGTTATTATCGACGTGGGGTGTTCCACGGGAAACATCGGGCGGGCGCTTCAGCCGATGCTTGAGGCGCGCGGGGCGCGGCTGATCGGGATCGACAGCTCGGCGGAGATGGCCAACGTCTATGACGGCCCGGGTGAGTTCGTCGTCAGCGACGTACGCGAGTTCGACTTTGAGGCCCGCCGGCCGGACCTCGTCGTTTGCTTCCTGGCGCTGATGTTCGTGCCGGTCGCCGATCGGGCCGGCCTGGTCTCGCGGATCGTGGGTGCAGTCCGGCTCGGCGGGGCGGTGATCGTCTTCGACAAGTTCGAGCCGCAGCAGGGCTATCTCGGCGTCGCCAACTACCGCCTGACGCTGGCGGCGAAATATGAGGCCGGCGCGCCGCCGGAAGAGATCATCCGCAAGGAACTCAGCATCGCCGGCCTGCAGCGGCCCTTGAGCGAGCGGGACCTACCGGGCTTCGTCGAGATCTTCCGCTTCGGCGACTTCGCCGGCTTGATCGCCGAGAAGAACTGAATGACGGCATGGGATGCGCTTGGTCTTGAAGTCAGTGGGGCAGAAGGAGCGAGTGGGCCGCTCGCTCGAGGACCCCGCGCCGACCGTGATGGCGGACGGGATCGGCGGCGTCTGCCGCCGCGGCTGGCAATATTGGGTGGAAGGCATGACGCTCGAGGCGGCTAACCGAATTCCGAGGGAAGGCGAGGCCGTTCCACCTCCGGTCATCCTGCCGACCGGCGCCGGCGGGCCGGATAAGCCGCCCTATCGGCCGCTGACGATGGCGGAGATCGCCGCCATCCCGTGGAACGGCCTCAACGTCATCTCGACCTTCGCCGGCGCGGGCGGCTCCTCGCTCGGCTATCGGATGGCCGGCTTCCGCGTCCTGTGGGCGAACGAGTTCGTCGAGGCGGCGCGCGAGGTCTATCGGCTCAACGCGCGGGCGGGGACGATCATCGACGGCCGCGACATCCGCGCCGTCAAGCCCGAGGAGGTCCTCGCCGCAACCGGTTTGAAGGCGGGGGAGCTCGACGTCCTCGACGGATCACCGCCATGCGCGGCGTTCTCCACCGCCGGCAAGCGCGCCAAGACTTGGGGCAAGGTCCGCAACTACAGTGACAAGGCGCAGAAGACCGATGACCTGTTCTTCGAGTTCGCGCGCCTGGTTAGCGGGATCAAGCCGCGGGCGTTCGTCGCCGAGAACGTCAGCGGCCTCGTCAAGGGGGTCGCCAAGGGCTACTTCCTCGAGATCCTGGCCGCGCTCAAGGGCTGCGGCTATCGGGTCGAGGCGCGGCTCCTCGATGCGCAATGGCTCGGCGTCCCGCAGGCGCGGCAGCGAATGATCTTCATCGGCGTGCGCGAGGACCTGGGGCTCAAGCCGGCGTTCCCGGCGCCGCTGCCCTACCGCTACTCGGTGCGCGACGCGCTGCCGTGGCTGAGCAGCGGACGGGTGGTGCAGGGACCGGAGGTCGACTTCCGCAATGAGGGGCGGCCGTTTGCGGCGGACGCGCCGCTGCCGACGGTGACAGCCGGCGACCCGGACAAGCGTATGCCGCGCCAGTTCTACGTCGAGGAGCGCGTCATCCAGGCGGATCGCTTCGACTCGCTCATCGACGTCGCCGACCGGCCGGCGCTGACGATCAAGGCGACGATCGATCGCTCCTCGCCGCGGATCGAGGCCCGCGTCATCCATGACACCTCCGGCCTCTACGGCGCCGGCGACGTCACCGACCGGCCGTGCCCGGCGATCACGGTCGGAGTCCACTCGGTGAATTCGCTGCACTTCAGGGTCGAGGAGCGCGTGGTTGGCGTCGCCTCGCGCGATCGCGTCTACGGCCGCGAGGTCCGTTCCCTTGATGAGCCGAGCCCGACCATCCAGGCGGGCGGAGCGAACGGGATGAACCAGAGCCAGTTCGGCCTGACGGTCGAGCCCGAGGCTGACATCTCGCGGTTCGCCATCGGCAAAAAGTGGGATGAGATCGGCCCGGGCGGCCACGTCTTTTACGGGACCGGGCTCCACCGGCCGAGCCTTGACGGGCCGTCGCCCACGGTCACCGCAGTCGGCGGGACGTCGTCGGCGGCGAGCGTCACCCACCCGACCGAAAAGCGCAAGTTCAGCATCGCCGAACTCAAGCGGATCTGCGCCTTCCCCGATGACTTCGTGCTGACCGGGACCTACGCCCAGCAATGGGAGCGGCTCGGCCGCGCCGTCCCGCCGGCGATGATGTTCCGCGTCGCCTCGGCGCTCCGCGACGTCCTCCTCGCGGAGGGCGCCTAAGCCGTGTGCGGCCTCGCCGGGTCCTTCCGCCTGCCGGGGTTCGACGTCGCCGCCGCGCTCGAGCGGCTGCGCCACCGCGGGCCCGACGGATCGGGCATGGCCGAGGCCGGCGAGACCCGCCACGGCCACGTCCGGCTCGCCCTCCTCGACCTCAGCGAGGCGAGCGCGCAGCCGTTCAGGCTCGGCGGGGCGGTCCTCACCTTCGTCGGCGAGATCTGGAACTTCCACGAGCTTCGCGCCGAGCTTGAGTGCCTCGGCCGGACCTTCTGCACGACCGGCGACACCGAGGTGCTGGCCCAGGCGCTCGACGAGTGGGGCGAGGCGGCGCTCCCTCGCCTCGAGGGCATGTTCGCCTTCGCCTGGTCGAAGGGCGCGACGCACTTCCTCGCCCGCGACCGCTTCGGCGAGGTCCCGCTCTACGTCTACCGGCATGGGCCGGCCCTAGCGTGGGCCTCTGAGCGCAAGGGCCTGGGGCGCAGCTACCCTTGCACCCCCCTAGGGCCGGGCATGCTCCTCGACCTTCCTAGGGCCGCGGCGAGGGCATGGTACCGGCTGCCCGACCAGGCCGCCGACAACCGGCCGATCGGCGCGCTCCTCGAGGCGGGGGTCGCCGCCCGCCTCGTCGCCGACGCCCCGTTATGCGTCCTGATCTCGGGCGGCCTCGACTCCAGCCTCGTCCTCGCCCTGGCGCGCGCCGCCAAGCCGGACGTCGTCGCCTATACCGCCGTCCTCGATGAGGCCTCACCCGACCTGAGGAGCGCTCGGCGGCTGTGCGCCGAGATCGGCGTGCCGCTGGCTGAGGTCCGGATCGCGAGGCCGGGACCCGACGACCTCGAGCGCGCGGCGATCGCCATCGAGATCCCGAGCAAGGCGCAGGTCGAGATCGCCGCGCTGTGCATCCCGCTGGCGCGCGCCATCGCCGCCGACGGGTTCAAGGCCTGCCTGTCCGGCGAGGCGGCCGATGAGCTGTTCGGCGGCTACGGCTCGATGTGCATCAAGGGATCGCGCGCCGACGATGCGGGCTGGCGGGCGATCCGGGTCGGGGCGGTCGAGCGGATGGCGCGGGGCAACTTCGTCCGCTGCAACAAAGCGTTCATGGCCGCCGGGGTCGAGTGCCGCTTGCCGTTCATCGAGCGCCCGCTGGTCGAGGCGGTCCTCGGGATGACGAAGGCGGAATGCCCGCCCGGCAAGGGGGCGCTGAAGGCGGCGGCGCGGGCCATCCTGCCGGGCTGGGTCATCAGCCGGCAGAAGGAAACCTTTCAGGGCGGCGCAGGCATGGACGAGGCGGCGGCGAGGGCGGTGGCGAACCCGAAGCGGTTCTACCGCAACGTAGTCGGCGCCGCCTACGGGACGGCGGCGCTGGCCGCCTGACGCAGGATGGCGCGGGCTAGGCCCCTGGCCTCAGGATCGTTGTAGAGCAGGCACCGGCCGCTCGGATGGGGAATCACAAGCGCCGCGCAGCCGGCATGGCTCAGCGGTCGCCAGAAGGGGGCGGCGGGCATGCCGGCCCACTTGGCGACCGCCCGCCCGAGCAGGATCACGGTTCGTCCCGGCCCCTGTGACGCCCAGAACGAGGCGCGATCGAGGTCGCAGGCGTTGGCGCGGTCGAACGCCCGCAGGTAGGCGCGGGGTGAAAGGTCAGCGAGGGCGGCGAGGCGGGCGCCGGCGCATCCCCTCGGGTACGGCCAGAGCGCGAGGCGCGGGTCGGCCGAGTGGGGATTGTCGAGGCCGACGATGAGCGACCTCAAGAAAAAAGGCCGCCCGAAGGCGGCCTCAAGTTGGTTTTGGTCAGTACTCCTCCGCCAGCATGAGGGTCAGGACGCGCGTGGTTTGCTCAGGGTCGGTCGGATCGTCCGACCCGTATTTCAGCGCCTTGTCGTAGTAGTCGATCTTCCAAAATAGCTTGCGGCCGAGGAAGTCGAAGCTGCCGAAGTCATGCTCCTCGTAAGGATCGTTGTCAGGCGTAAACGCCGTGAAGGCCCGCACCCGCGAGAGCGCGAGATGCGAGTACTCCACGCCGAGCGCGCTGACGCCGGCGGTAAGGACGATTCGGCCGCCCAAGCCGGTGCGCCGAAACGCGTCGTTGAGCGCGGCGATCTTGGCGCTCATCGGCTGACCTCCCCGACGAGGAACCCGACATGGTCGAGGATCGCCGCGAGGCTGTCGGAACAGAAGCAGGGGCCGTCACCGTCGAACGAGCCGTCGGCGTCGGTGGTGTGAACGGAAAAGCGCGGGCAGTCAGGCCCGCACTCCCATCGCTTGTCAGGGTCGAGTTCATCGACGAACACGTGGATCTCCCGCCCATTGTCAAACGGGCGGGAAAACGATGGCGTGGCGTCGTTGTGCCAAGAGTGGTCGGTCCACGGAGGCGCGAGGAACACGGCCGGGATCTCAGACTCGAATTGAGGGAATTCGACGCGGTAGCTCATGCCGCCCTCACGCCGAAGTAACGGTTGCGGTTGGTGGCCTTGTCCTTCTCGCTCGTCAGCTTGACGGCGAACTTCTCGGCCGCCCGCTTGAGCGTGACGAGGCAGGCCTTCCAGCCGATCTGCTCGCAGATCTCCGCCTCCGTCGCGCCGCGCTTGCGGCAGATCATGTCGAGCATGATCTCGTTCTTCGTCTTGCCCTTGCCGCTGGTCTTCGCGGGCTGGACCTTCGGGGCGCTTGCGGGTTTCTTGACGGATTTCTTCATGGTGGCTTCCTTTGCTTTTCTGGGGGTTGTAGGGGCGGCGCCGAGCGCTCTCAGCTTGCCCTTCAGTTCGGTGGCGACGTGCCGCTCGATGGCGGCGCGCGCGAAGGCGTCCGGCGTCACTCCCGGCACGAGCGTGGCTTGCAGGCCGACGAAGCTCCGGTATCCGGTTTCGCTGATGAACGGCTTGTCGCGATCGACGACGTGAGCCTCGAAGGACGGCATCTGAGCGTACTCGCTCCCGAGCCCCATCATGCCGCTCATCGTGATCCGGGCGCGGGTCCCGGCGGCCTCGACGACGAAGTCGCCGGACTGACCCCAGAGCGGGACGTCTCCCGGCTGCGCCGCCGTCTCACGCGCTAGTACGCATCCGGGCGACTCCTCGTCAGCGAGGATGCCGGCCCTGCCGCCGTTGAGCTTCGTCGCCAGGAGATGCGCTTCCTTCCTGAGGCGCATGGCTTCCTGTTCATCAGCCGCTAGCATCGCTGCGTGGTGGTCGCGGATCATGGCTCCGTAGAGCTTGATCCCCTCCTCCATCGCGCCGGGCAGGTGGGAGGTCTCGCGCTCGAACGCGCGCTGCTCGTTCGCCTTGTCCGCCTCCGCGAGGAGACCGGAGAAAGCCTTGTCGCTCGGCGGGGCCTTCACCGCCTTGATCCGGGCGCGGCGCGTTCGCTCTTTCGCCGCGTGCGCGGCCTTCTGCTCGTTGGTTCTGTTCATCTCATCCTCTTCCATGGTTTGCAGGAGAGATGCATCGCCCCTCCTGATGCACTGGCCATTACGGTGCAATAGGGCTGGGTGTCCACGTAAATCGGATGGAGAATGAATGTCCGGCCCGAAGCCACTTCCGACCC